ATGGGCGGTGCCGTTGGGGGAGCCGCTGCTAATGCAGGTGGTAGAGCAGCAGGTCAGATTGCTACTAGAGGTTTAACCGGTATGCTTGGCAGATTTATGGGATTCTTAGGAGGATCCTGGGGTTTAGCAATTACTATCGGTTTACCCTTATTAATTGAAGTGGGTAGTAGATTGATAAGCTCGGTAGATAGGAATACTGATGCCCAGAATAACAAAGAAGATGACCCATTAACCATTAGGGCTCAGAATGAAGAGAAATTTGTTAATGCTATAAAGTCTGCAATTAGGGATGGCTTAAAAGAAGGCAAGATTGGCATTAGTATAGATGGGCAATCCGTGGGAGACTATACCCTTGGTAGTCAACAGGATTATACTGGAGTAGTATTAGGATTATAAACTAAAATATTATGGCTAAAATATTAGGACAGGCAGCTGGTAAAGTTATTGAAAAATACAATGACCTTACTCGAGATACAGCTGGTGTTCTTACTGGCCCTTTGAATAAACTTTGGAGAGCTCGGATATTACTTAACCGAGCTACTTCTACTCTTCCAAAAGATAGTGCTCTCAAGGGTAAGATCTATGACCCAAATGGGGTACCCGGAGAAGCTCAGATATCTTCTAAGAACCCAACTCTAAACAAACAACTCCAGGCAAAGTGGAGAATGGAATTACAATTCCCACGTCAAGAGGAAGGGGAAGGAGTAGACCCAGCAAAGGGTAATAAGAATACCACTAATTACAGAAACTTCGAAGTAAAGGCAGACATCCGGTATCAAAACGAAGTACGGATTTATAACATGTCTGCTAACCCAACCCAATATATTACTTTACAGAATCGACCTCCTGAATTAGATTTTAGAGGGGAAACTACTTGGGCAACCATTAAGTCTATGGGTCGTAATACACCTATGTATCATTTCACGGGAGCAGAAGATATCATTCAATTCAATGTATCTTGGTTCTCAACTACTTTGGATAACCCAGAGGAAGTGATAAATAAATGTAGATTACTTGAAGCCTGGACGAAGGCAAATGGTTACCAAGCAGCACCTCCTATAATCCAAATAGAGTGGGGAGATTCCGGTATATTCGAAAACCATTATTATATCCTTACCTCTGCAACCTATACTCTGAAGAACTTTCAGAATGGTTATAGGATAAGGGTACCTGGTAAACCTGCTACATTTGGCAATGGTAAATTATTGCCTGCAGCAGCAACTCAGGAATTAATCTTCAAGAGAGTAAGTGCCTATAACTTATCCTATGGAGATTTTATTAATTCTGATTCACTTAAGAAGACGGAGGGCATTAAATATGATTGATACATCTCAATATTTAAAAGGTGCAAGTCCCTATGACCAAGCCTATGTTTTAAACTATGGTGATGGAGATTATTCTTTAGAGGCAGTACGTACATCAGTACCCTCATCAAGTGATGACATCCAACATACAGTTAAGGATGGTGAGACTTTGCAGAATATTGCTTATCGGTATTATGGGGATTCTGGTAAATGGTTTCTAATTGCTGAAGCCAATACTATCCTCAATCCTTTTAAGGAATTAGAAAGTGGAACCCTTATAAAAATTCCTGTGTATGCCGGCTAAACAAAAACCCATATTATATAATGGAATGGGCCAACCCTACTTGGCCCTTTTCGATTTTCAAGGAATGCCCATTAAGAATCCTCTTACGGGCATTCCTCTTGGAGCGTATATAAGTACCTGGACTTATAGATATGATGAGGAGAAAGAGAATTTAGCTACTATCACTTTTGATACTGGTAATCCAGATACCGTAGATATTGAAGCTTTGCAAGAGGGTCAGGTAATCTGCCTTCAGTGGGGTTATATTTATCCAGACGGTCAATTCGTATCGGGTCCAGTTAAGATAATCAAGGTGAGAGACTTCGATGCTACTTTCGATTCCACGGGTACTCATGTAACTATTAAGTGCATTGATTCAACGGGTGATTTAAGGTACCAACCAGCCTATAACTTTTCGGATATGGAAGGTTATAAGTTATCTACCTTCTTGGACAATGGTTGTGATAATGCTACTGGTGTAATCATAGAAATCTTTCAGTAATGGAACAACAGATAATAAGTAATAAAGTATACGAGTCACTACAGGTGCCTACAGAAAATACTCGAACTACTACTGGAAAGGTGCTTTATGCTAACCGGTTTAGTGGAGTAGCTCAAGTAGCTATGCCTGAGGATTTGAAGGCTCTGATTGATAGCGACTTTGGTTTGGTGGGTAAGAATATCTTGGTTCAATTAGAACAGAAGATGAAAGGTTATACCAATGGGCCTTGGTATGTAGATTCCAGAGATGGAGTTATCTACATACACAATCGTAAGTTCAATGAGGAACCAGTTCATACTTATACTTACCAAGGAGAAAACGGTGAGGTACTCAGTGTATCATTTACTATGGAGAACATTACTAAGAGAGTTAAGGCAACTCTATCTCCTTTGGTAAGTCCAGAAACTAAGGACTTAAATGTAATCACTACTGGTATAAAAGAACCAGAAGAGGAAAAAACTTCGAATGAGAATGACCAATATATAGCCAGAGTAGATAATATAATGGTGGTTAATTATGGTAGTGATAATGTAGAAGATTATCGAAGTCATCCCACAACTAACCATATTGGAGAATGGGATGCTCAGAATAAAAGCTTCGATAGGTACTTAACTCATAGGCAAGCACTTCAGGAATTCAATGCTTCTAATCCTGCAGAAGCTTATGAAAAGGGGAAGCAGAAACATCTGGATGAAATGAATATGGATGAATTAAGAGAGACCATTAATCAAGCAGTTTCTAATTTGCCCAGTGACCGTAAGAGAGCAGTACAACAAGCTTTACGTAATTCAAAGAATGGTAAGGAATTGGAGGCTAATCTTTACAACATCCTTAAAAATGAAAGATACCTATTTGAAGGCGATGACCAGATGACCTATATGACCATAGAATATGTGGACCCCATGGATTATGACCCAGAAGGCTACGCTTCTAATCAAGCAGGTGCTGGAATTGCTTCCGGTATAAACTATCAGATGGGAGTATTACCTGCTTCTAAAAGAGGGTATGCTGCTCTAAAGAATGACCCCTATACCATTGTCCTTAGTGATATGGAAACTGATACTTCTAAACATTATGGTCAAGGTCAATATGGTAAGAAGGTAAAAGTACAACATTGGAAGAAATCTAATGTTAAAGTACCTATCTATAAACTCTATCATAATCTCTTTGGTAGATATGGTGGGGCAGATAAGTATGCTTGGGCAGCTAATGCTAATGCCAATGGTGGTTTAAAGCATACCGAAAAACGGCTCGTATGCAAAATGCAAGTAGTGGGCAGACCTTCTCTAGCATCTTCCCAGATTGTTATAATTGATAACGTGGGTAGACGTTGGTCGGGACCTTGGTACATTAAGCAATGTACTCATTCCATGGATGCAGGTCAAGGTTATGTAACTAACTTAGAGCTGGTTAAGAATGCTGGTAAGTCAGGCTCAGTTACATCGAAATCTGGTTTATCTACTCAAACTATTGTGGCTAATGATGCTAAGTCGAATAGTAAAACCGATAAGGGTAAAGATAAGAAAGCCTTGAGTAATACCAATGAATTAGTACTTGACTTCACCTATAATGAAGTAGTATACTTTGTAGAGAACTTCATGGGTAAGAATGGTGAGGTAGTTGATAAAAAAGGTGCTTCTGAATTTGTTCGTAAGAAAGCTTATTATACTGAAGTAGTTGCTAAAGACCCAATAGCTAAATCAGAAGGTATAGTTATTAGTTCAGGTAATACTACTACTTCTACAGGTAAGTATATCCCAGGCAAGATATCCATCAAGGAAGTTCAAGTACCAGATGATTATTGGGTTAAGTTCGATTATTCAAAAGTAGCTCAGAAGAATTTCACAGAGTACATAAGAAAGAATAAATTAAAATAATTATGGGATACGAAACTGCAAAGATAATAACCGAAGAAGGCCTAGAAGGTCTTGGTAGGTACTACTCAGTTTATCGAGGTATAGTCGTAGACAATGAAGATACTGAGAAGAATATGAATAGGGTGAAAGTATGTATCCCAGAAGTAATGGGCGGTACTTTTGCATGGGCTTTACCTAAAGGACAACACGGTTCAATCAGTACTGGTTTCAAGTTCTTAGCTCCTAAGATAGGCGATATAGTTTTTGTTACCTTCGAGTTCGGAGACCCAACTAAACCTCTTTGGGAATATCATGGGTGGGGATTACAACAAATTCCTGAGCCATTGAATGGTCCCAATAAGATGGGGTTGGTTACTCCCGAAGGTAATTTGATTGTTATCAATGATGATGAAGGAACTCTGAATTTATACTTCAATGGTACTGTATCGGTATACTCAGAATCAGATGTGGTAGTGGCTTCTAAGAAAAGCATTGGTATTAATTCTGGTGATACTGTAGTACTAAATGAGGGTAGTAATAGGGGAATCATTAACATCGAACAGTTAACTGAGAAACTAAATCAAACGATTAAGGAACTTGAACAACTAAGAAATATGTTCAACTCTCATGTACACTCAGGTGTAACTACTGGACCTGGTTCTTCAGGTCCTACAGTAACTCAAGTAACTAAACCATTCTCACAATTTCAGATTGATGATTATGAGGATAAATCTTGTATACACTAATGGAAAAGAATTACTTCACAGATATAGTTGGTATAGGTGTAACATTCCCTATTCAACTTACTCGAAACGAAAAGGGAGAGACCGGTTGGTACCCAGTCAATGGGGATTTCAAACTTATCCGGGATAATATAAGTGCTATCCTATATTACATGATTGGCCAGAGATTTCGACAAGAAAACTTTGGTAGTAAACTTTGGCAATGTATCGAGGAACCAAACTCACAAGCCCTAAGTTTTATAATTAAAGAGTTTTTAAAACAAGCCATAGGTGCATGGGAACAGAGAATAACCTTCCAAAGCATTACCGTTACTAGAGTTGATGCAAAAATACATATAGAAGTAGCTTATGTAGTAAATGGAACAAATTCTAGTCAGTACCTCGACATCACCTATGATCACTCGGATAATTCATTAAATACACAATAATATGGGAATCACAAATAAATGGCTTAACCCATACCAGAGGTCTTACCAACAAATTAAGGCCAAGCTGGTAGAATCCCTTATGGGTCTTAAGGACAAGGATGGTCAGAAACTCATAACGGACTATTCGGAGGGAAACATCCTTATTATCATTCTCTCCTTGTTTGCAGCAATTGCCGAAGTACTGCATTACTATGTAGACAATATGGCAAGAGAAACTTTCTTATCTACGGCTCGTAGATATGATTCGGTAGTTAAACATGGTGCATTGGTAGATTACCATGCTCGAGCAGCAATTGCCGCTACGGTAGATGTAATCTTATCTAGAAGTATTACTGGTAACTCCATTGGTGCAAAGTTAACCATACCACAAGGAACTCTATTTACAGACCAGAGTGGTAATAGCTGGTTATCTGCCCGAGACGTTACTTGGTATTCAAATGTAACTACCTGCAGGGTACCAATTATTCAACACGAGAAGTATACTACAAGTGCTCTCAATAACATGGTAATACCCACAGGAGATAGAGTACAACTTAATCTTGGTACATTACCCAACGGTAAGTATTATGAACATGGCTCTATGTCTTTACAAATAGGTGGGGAATCTTGGGTACTGGTAGAAACCTTTGCAAAGTCTAAACCTACTGATAAACATTTTATGGTGTCAGTAGATGAGTCTCTAAACCCCTATATTATGTTTGGGGATGGTACCTTTGGTAAGAAACCTGCAGCAGGTGCAAAGATAACCAATGTAGTATTCTACTTAACCAATGGTTCTCAGGGTAATGTAAAGAGTAATACAATTACCTCAGTACCTTCCGTTATATCCTCATCAATTACAGATGCCACTGTAAGTAATGCTTATGATGCCGGAGGCGGTTCTAATTATGAGAACTTCACTATGCTCAAGGAACATATACCTTTGAGTGTTAAGACTCTGGGAGTAGCTATTACCAAAGAGGATTTCGAAAGCCTGGCAATGTTAGTTGATGGGGTTAATAAGGCAAAAGCAGATTACGAATGTGGTAGAAAACTTACGGTATATATTAGCCCAGATGGTGGAGCAGTAGCTTCTTCTGAGTTAATCAGTAGAGTATATAATCTATTATCTCAAAGGGCTCCAATGACTACTTGGCTCAAGGTTAAATCTGCAGGCAAAGTTCAAATCATTTTGGAAATGGATGTCACTGGAAAGAAATCATATAAGACTGCCGAGATACAGACTCAAATCCTTACTGCTTTGTATAATGCCTACTCTCCAGAACAAGCAGAGATTGGGGGAAGCGTAAGGGTATCTGATATCTATGCTCTGATTGATAATTTGTCTACTGTAGATTACCTACACCTTACCAAGTTCTATATCAAGCCTTGGCCTACTACTATCTATGGCAACAAAGAACTTGCATTGGGACAATTCAAATTGAATAAGGCTACTGGGTCTATGACCTACTTCATAACCTTCAATTCATCTACGACTTTCACAGTACGTTCAGTATCGAATGGTTATGTAGCTACGGGCTCTGTTGGTGGTTCACTTCAGGTAGTAGACAAGGCAAATGGTTTTGACTTCTCCCTGGATATACAGAACAACAGTTACCAATCTGGGTACCGTTATTCAATTACAGTATCAGAACCCAACCATGATTATGAAGACCCTGGTTTTAATTTACCAGTATTCGAAAATGCTTCACAGTTAACACTAACCGTAAATGAGATAGTATGATAAACCTCAAAAACCTAATCGATTTTTTACCATTCGAATATAAGGACCAAGATACTTATAAGGTAAATGGTAAGGGCATTCTGGAGAGGTTTCTAGAAATTTGTGGAGAGCATTTTGAAGATTATATTACTAAGGACATTGATAACATTCTGGATATTATTGATATAGATAAAACTCCAGACATGTATCTCAACTTTCTTTGGCAATTCCTCGGAGAAATGCCCTTCGCTTATGGGAACACAATAGATGCCCAGAAGTGGTCAGAGTACTTTAATGGTTTCTACTCAGACAGTAAACTCCAGGAATTATCAAAGCTTTGGATAATACCCAAGGAGGGACCTTTTACCTTAACCAGTACTCAAGTAAGAAACATTCTAAGATACTCGGTATCTCTATTCAAGATACGAGGTACTTCTGAGTTCTTCGAAATAATGATGAGGCTATATGGGTTAACCTGTACAGTCTCAGACCCTGCTAAGGCAGATTCTTACGATGGTTGGATAAAAGGCCATCCTTACTTCGACCAATACTTCTTGTACGACGACAAGTATTCCTATGATAATACATTTGATTGTTCTCAATGTATACCGGTAACCTTTAGTCTTACAGGTCATGGGTATACTTCGAATTCGGAGGCATTCAAGAGATTTAGGGAAGCAGTAGAAAGTTTCTTCCGAAGATTCATACCTTACCACGTATCCTTCAATATCCAATATGGATTTACGGTAAACGATGGGTATGCAATCAAAGCAGAATTGGTAAACCCAGACCAACCAAATCTGATAACTTCTGAAGTATACGAAGTACCAGTTAGGGTAATGGTAACTGCTGATTGGCCTAATGCAGATTTAAGATTTCAGATATCAAGTGATAAGATAAACTGGGGATACACAAAACATCCAAGTGATTCCATATTTAATATACCAAGGGCTGGTACTTATTATTTCAGAAGTGTTGGGGATAACTCTAAGATAACCCAAATCACAGTAGGTCAAGAATCCTATAATAGGGTATATTCAATTACCTGTGACCCAGTTACTGCAGAGATAACTCCATCAAAGCTAAGTGTATATACGGTAGTAAGGGCTAACGTATCTTATAAGGGACAAATCAAAACTTGTAATGTTCGACTGTCAGGGACTGACCAAGTAAAGGTATCAGGAGCAACTTGGGAATTTAAAGAACCAGGTACTTATTACTTTGAGATTGTAGAGTTCCCAGTAAAGCAAACTTCCTTTGTAGTAACCAGACAAGAGATTACTTATAAGGTAAGATGTACTCCCTCTGAGTTTCGAGTTGGGGATAAACAAAGTATACGGGATGCAACTACTACCCTAACCATCGAATCCAATTACCCAGAATCATTTACCGGGGACTTATACTGTAGGTTGGTAGGTGACACTAAGTTATTTAAGAATGGTGATAAGTTTACTGCCAGCAGTTATGGTACCTATAAGTTTAGGTGTACTCTTGATAAAAGAGAAACTGAAGAAGGTGTAGGTATCTTCGAAGTAACTTCTGGTAAGACTGCAATCTATCGAGTTAGTATTAACCCACCATCCTCTACTTTGTTCAATGGCTCAGCCAAGACCGCAGTAAGTATTCAACGTATCTCAGGTAATGGAGATGATTATAGAGTAAGAGTGATAGAGACTGGGGAAGTATTTGATGCTAAGAGTGGTTATGTATATACTACTAATAGGTCAGGAACTTATACTTTCCAATCCGTAGCATACCCCTCTGCAAGGACTATCTGGACTGTAAGCAATTCTCCAACAGTATATCAGAATAAGTTAAAGATAGTTCCTTCAGATACTACCGATGAACATTGGCAAGAACCCGATTGGACTTTACCTGAAGACCAGATTGATGATACCTATGCAGTATATGCTTTGGTAGATGAGAAGTCTGCTTGTAAGTTCTCACTGGAAGAGATGAAGAATGGGGTAAATGTAAATGGTACTGCTACTTGTGATGAGACTGGGGAAACCTATAACCTGGGTGAAGAGATTACTCTTACCAAGGCAGGTACCTATACCTTTGTAGCTGATGATGGTTCTTCTCTAAGATGCCAAGTAATCCTAGAAGATTATCCAACTATCATTGAGATATCTTGTACTCCAGAGTATGCCGAACTAAAGGGTACTGTTAAACAAGTATCTACCCTAATCAAGTGTACTTCGAATAAACCAGATTTCGATAGTAGAATTAGGGAAGTAGGTAAGGTTAATACCTACGATGCTGGTGGACAAGGCTATGAATTCATCACTGCTCAAGCAGGAGAATATATCTTTGAATCAGTTGCAGATACTTCTAAGAGAACTAAGTTCACAGTAGTAGATGCAGATCTCTTAAGTGTTAGTCCTCAAAAGTTGGAATGGGATTTCGATGACCTATCGGAAAAGACTTTCACCATTACAACCTACAGTAATCAATCTTGGCAAATAATAGAACAATGATAAACACAATCGATAGAATCACTGAGACCACAACTCAGTCTTTATTCAAGACATTTACTGTGGGCATATTGGGAGAATGTACTCAAATCCTCCATGACCTGAGATGGATGATGGTATTAGCAATAATACTAATTCTATCCGACTTATGGTTTGGTATATCTGCGAGTAGAGTTCAAGGTATAGAAATTCGAAAATCTAGGGCTGGAAGAAGAACTCTAAATAAAGTAGTAGATTATATCTGCTATGTTTTATTGGGAGCTGTACTTGGTAAGGCTATAGGTGAACCTTATGGGATGGACCCAATCGTAGTATCCATAACTGTAATGGTGTTATGCTATTGCTTCGAAGTAGATAGTATATATGGGCATATCTGCGAAATACATGGTATCAAAAAGAAGTACAGTATATGGAAGATTCTCTTTAAATTGTTAACCTTCAAGTTCAAGGACTTGGGTGAAGCATTTAAGGATATGGCAGAACAAAAGAATAACTTTAAAAATAACAATAATGAAGACGTACTTTAAGTATGAAGGTATCATTAAATCAAAGGAAGCAGCAGAGGCAATTGCTGCTCCCTCTGGTTTAGGGCCATTCTGTGGTTTCGGCTCAGCCACCATAAATGGTAGTAGGTTAACGGTATCTCCTCAAGGAGTATCTGGGAGTAAGTATGCTAATGTAATCAAGGACCGTATCATGGCAAGGTACATGGCAAAGGCTTCAGAAGATGGGGAATTACCCGATGTAAACTTTGGTTGTATCTCAAGAGATGGATATGTATTTATCTCTGATGAGCAAACTCTTACTGTCGAAAATATTCAAGGTACTCAAGGCTCAACCGAAGAGGTATTACTCTTTGCAGTACATACTACTATCTCAGAACCAGTAGATAACCCAGTAGACTTCGTAGCCTATTGGAATGAATCCTCAGAAAGCTTCTATGATTTATTCAAGAAGGCTAACGATATCTATTACCCGATTGCCGAGGCAAATCGTACTCCGAGTATACTCAATAGTGATGTATATTCCGATTATAATATGACCTATAGCAATCTTCTAGAGATGGTAGAGAGTGCTTGCCCTTATTACTCTAATAATAAGAATTCGGTTGTTCTTATCGGTATCTATGGTAAGGGTACAGATGCAATGACAAAACGAAATGAGAACTTTGCAATCGTACCCTACCAAGGTAAATTCCAAGAGATACCTTTTACTACTGCAACCTATAGTTCATTCAAAGAATCTATAAAGAGAACCGAAGAAATGAATACTGGGTTCCCAGTAGTAGATGAAGCAGGCAATTCATTGAACATCAAACAATACATTGATGCTCAACTTGAGGCAATCAGAAAAGAATTTGCCGAGTCTCTGAGTACTGCTAATCTCCCAATCGGTTCTATTATCCTCTGGGAAACTGATGTAATCCCAGAAGGATGGGCAGAATACACCAAGGCTTCTGGTAGAATAGTTATTGGTTACCAAGCAGGAGGTATTCAGATTGGTGATGAAACTATGTTACAGAATGTGGGTGATTACTATACACCTACTCAAGGTAATTTTCTTATCCAGATTAAGGGGGATGATTTGCCTAAACATAGACATGCTCTTGGTGTATCTAAAGGTAAGCAGGATAATGCTAACAACTGGGAGAACGTTCGTCCTCAGTCCTTCTTTAATAGAGAGACAGGTTTGAATGGTGACTTTGGTAGAGGAACTCCAACTAAGGGAATCCAAGATGGTGCTATTGTAGTGAGCTGGAATTTGCTTGGTGAAAGTTTCTTACAAGAGACTTCGGTAGAGACTTTGAATATCGAAAAATTACCACCGACTATTACATTACGATATATCCAAAAGATATCATCATAAGTAACTTCATTCCACTTCATAATATAGATTGAATTAGTTATTAGTATTAGGACACTTTACAAATCGTGTTTGCATAGTTGATTTTGAAAATCTGTTGGGAAAGGGACGTTGGGAAACGCCCCTTTTCTTTTGTGTTAATACTTAAGTTCTTCCTTAGCTCTATCTTCCCAGTATTGGATATCTTGTCTAAGTTCTGAGATATATCTCATGGAATCATTAGTCTTAGGCATTTCAAAAAACTCTATAAGCATTATGTTGGTAATTCGAGTACTATCCCCAAGTCTCTCTTTAATAAAAGGAGGAGGAGTTAGTAATACCTCAAATAAGAGATAGGCATCGGGAGAAAGTTTATCCTTCATATATTTATACATCATATCAAGCATTTCGGATTTAGCTTTCTCTTGTTCACTATCATCCTCTAACTCTTTATCATTATCGAATAAATCATCAAGCTTAAAGAGACTTTGATTATACTCTGCTTGTTCTCCGTATGCCGAACGAAGCAATTTATTTTTGAATGTACTAAGTGATGCAAGGATTCTTGCTTTAAGATGTTCTTCAGTACATTCACCATAGTATTTGTTGAAAACAAATAGCATCTTATCCCAGAAATAAGATTGAATGATATCAGGTGTAAGGTTAAACCTTTTATAATCAATCTGTCGGGTAAGATTTCTGATTACTGGCTTACAGACTTTATAAAGTCTGTTGAATGTAGCTTCATCATATTCCTGCATAGGTTTTAATCTATGAAGCTCTGAGCCATTATTTCCTTTACTTTTTCCCATGTTCTTTTAAATATTCGTTATGCAAATATAAGTATTTTTTCTTATATAAAATAATAATATTAAATATACTTGAGCTTAAGGTAGTGGATTAGTATGTTTCTAGATAGTTGTCAACATGCTCAGAACTATCTCGGTACTATCAAAATCTATTAGTTTATAAATATTGCAATATAGATATGAAAAAGTTTAAAGACTCAGTTAAATTTAGTTTTACTCCGGACTTCCAGTTAGAGATACTCCGGTTCATTCTAAGGGATAAAGAAGGTGGTTTAGTCCTGCGTCGGGTTAAATCAAGTTATCTGGTTCTCATAGAACATGCTCTTATATTCGAGGGCATATCAAAGTATTTTAAAAAGCAAGGCAAGATGCCTTCAGAAAATATTCTGAAGCAGGTTATAAAAGAATTGCTAGAATCAAAGGCATACGTCGATTTAGTAACTAAGGATGACTTGCCAAGTATTCAAAAATTGATAAGCAATTTGTATCATATTCCCTTATCTGATTCGGAATATATCAAGGAAAGGATATATCAGTTCTCTACTTACGTTGAAATGAAGAACCTAAATGATTCCTTCGACTTGGATAACTTCGAACAATATGAAGAATATTCAAGGAAGATTGAGAAGGTACTTCAGAAAAGTAAACCTAAGAAAGAGGATGAACCCTTATATATGATACGAGATGTTACAGAAAGACAGTTTAAAAGACAATCTGAACCATCCGTAATACCTTGCCCATATAGGCAATTGAATGACCTTACCAATGCAGGAGGTTACCCAGAACATTCTGTAAATGTGATATTGGATAAACCTAAAGCAAAGAAGACATTTTTCATGGTAAACCTTGCAAGAGGTTATCTCAGAATGAAGAAGTCAGTATTATACATAGATACCGAGAATGGTAAAGACCAAATCATGGACAGATTTATTCAATCTAGTATCAATAAAACCAAAAAGGAATTATACTCAGGTGAGTATGATAAACTTGAAGCTAAACATTTAAGAAAGCTTGCAAGATTTGGGGTTGAATTGGTGGTTGAGAGGGTACCTGCAATGATTACTAATACAACTTACATAAAAGAGAGGATAGTTCAATTGCGTAATCAAGGCATCGATATTAGAGTATTAATGGTAGATTATGCAGGTAAGCTTGCCTCAATAGCTGGAGACCGAGAGGATTTCGAAAGGATTTCTAATGTATATGTAGATTTGCAAAACTTGGCAGAAGAGTTACATCTTGATATCATATGGACTGCACATCATATTACTCGTGAAGGTAAGAAGCATAGACTTACTAGATATGATGAAAATGATATCTCTGGTTCAATTGCTATTGTTCGTAATGCTCAAGTTATTGTGGGTCTTAATTCTACCGAGCAAGAAGAAAAAGATAATATACTTCGAGTTGAGATGGTAGTACAAAGGGACGGTCTTTCTTCAGGTAGAGCCTTATTTAAATGTGATGTTGAAAGACAAAGATGTACAGAATTTACAAGAGAACAACGTAAACAATATGATGAGGTATATGGTAAAAAATTGGATGAACAATTTAAGAAGAGCACTAATCCAGATGCGGATTCTAAGAAAAGGGAAAGGACTACTGGAGACATTTAAATGTAAGCTTGGATATCATGAATGGGTAGCTGTTCATTGGGCTGAGTTTAAACAGAGACCTCGTAGGGCAATCTTTTCTAAGAAAGGTGGGAGAAGAAAAGCCCAGTATTATGAGAAACGATATGTAAAATATTACTGTATGAGATGTGGGAAGAAAAGATATGAAAACAAAGAAAATAGAAATAGTAAAAAAAGATAGATGGTCTGATGGGGTAGTTTTAGAAATATCCCATAATGGTTGGCAAACCACTGCTATCAGTGATTTAGATTTAGAGGATTTAAAGAAAATCCGAAGAGTAATTAGGAAAGCTATAAGAGAATATGAAAATAATAGTAACAAAAGATGGTAAGGTATTTAAAGATAATACCTTATTAAAGCCCAGATTATTTAAAGGGTATTTAAGGGTCAAGATAAATGGCTCAACTCATTTAGTTCATAGGTTGGTAGCATTAACCTATATCCCCAATCCCGAAAATAAACCTTGTGTATGTCATAAGGATAACAATAGGACTAATAATCGGGTAGAGAATTTATATTGGGGAACTTATAAAGAAAATACTCAACAATGTATTCAAGATGGTAGGTTTAAACCAGGAGGTAGAGACATACTAGACGAATTTAGTATTAATTGTTTACTTTATGAATACAATCTTGGTAAACCCCGGTCAATCCTTAAAAAGAAATTTGGGGTTTCCGATTCATCTATAACTCGTATTATAAATACTCATGGTAAGCCAAGATTTGGAAACTATAAATTTAAGGATATTTACCCGTCTGTAATCAAAGACTATCAGAATGGTATGAAAGTTAAAGATATATGTGATAAGTATTCTATTGGACATACTACCCTAAACAATTATTTACGTAGATTTAATATACCGAGGCATACATGAAAATCACTAATAAATTTAAAGCCCAGTTATATAATTATTTTATTTCTAGACTGGGGGGTTATAGATATAGAAGGGGCTGGATGCGTATACCAACTTGCCCATATTGCGGGAGAGAACAGAAGTTGGGGGTTAATCTTTCCATGTATCGAACTAATTGTTTTCGATGTAATGCTCATCCCTCTCCTGCTCAACTGATAATGGATATAGAGGGATTTACAGAATACCATGAACTAATTAACTTTTTGAACAATGGACAATTTGATGAACTTACATTCAAGGAAGAGAAAATCGAACTTGCCGAAGGAAAACCAATCTATTTACCTGAGGGGTTTCGAAATATCTCAATGGGAAAAAGCCAACTTGCGAAAAGCATCAGAGGCTATGTTAAAAAGCGTGGATTCGATATCGGCAGCTTTTCGAGATATGGCATTGGCTATGGCACAACTCAACCATTCTATGGATATCTCATTATCCCGTTCTATTATAAAGGACAACTTAAATACTACAATGCCCGTAACGTCATTGGTAAGGGACCACGATATAACAACCCTGACAAAGATATCACGGGTCTTGGAAAGCAATTCATCATATTTAATCATGACGCATTGGAGATGTATAGGTCGGTATTCATATGCGAGGGAGCACTTAATGCTCTCACAATGGGGGATAGAGGCATTGCCACAATGGGTAAAGCTATTAGTGCCTACCAAGTCAATGAGTTACTTAAATCCCAATGCGAAAGATTTATTATACTGTTGGACCCAGATGCCAAGCAATATGCCATCAACTTGGGTCTCAAGCTTATTAACTACAAAAAAGTCAAGGTGGTGTTTTTACCAGACGGTAAAGATGTAAACGACTTGGGTAAGAAAGAAACTCTAAAGTTGATTTATAATACCAGGTACCAAAGTTATCAAGAACTTGTGAAACTCAGAAACTCATTGGATTAGGGAGTTCCTATTATATTATATAAATATATAAATTATATTATATAAATA